TAAATTCGAAGACGAATTAATGTATATCTCAAAGGCAACTCGTGGCCAAGAATCATTTGATGACAGACCTGTAATTGAACACGAAATATACTTTAATAATAAACACCATATTGCTGAGATTGCTTTATCATTAAAAGATACTGCTTCGGAGATGTTAGTGAATCGCAAACTAATGACAAAGTTCAAAGTTGCGGTGAATCCTAATAGACGATTCATACTCAGTAATAAAACAGATAAGAATGACGAGAGCGATCACTAATGCAATCATTAAAACAATTTATGACAGAAGCTAAAATAGTAAAAGGTTCTGAAGTTAAATTCAAACCAAAGTTTGCTGAATCACCAGCAGAAGCAAAGCTTGTTTTTATTGTACTGGATCTACGCGGTCCTCGAGTTCTAATTTCACCAAGAGACTGGAAGATGGGTATTGCACCATCTGAGTCCGTTCCAATGAATACTATAGAGTTAGTCAAGTGAAAACATTTAAATCTTGGGAAGCAGAGAAGTTTGGATTATACGAAGGTGTAACTGTACCATTGGATCAACCGATGATAGAGGCAGAAGATCCTGAGTTGAATAAACCAAAACGATCAAGCGGTAATAAGAAATATGTTGTGTATGTAAACAACCCTAAAACCGGTAATGTAAAGAAGATAGAATTTGGAGATGAGAAAGGTGGCCTTACATCTAAGATCAATGATAAAGACGCAGCTCGAAACTTTGCGTCAAGACACAACTGCGATACTAAAACAGATAAACTCTCCGCAGGATATTGGGCCTGTAGATTACCTAAGTATGCAAGTGACCTCGGTCTTAAAGGTGGCGGATCTTATTTTTGGTAAACCGTATATTGAAGATGGCGATACTCGAACTTTTGACGTAGATAAAAGTCAGGATGAATATGTTTGGCATCGAGATAGAGAAGACCGACATATTGAAGTAATAGCAGGGGCAGGTTGGAGATTTCAACCAGAAAATTGTTTGCCATTTCTATTACAGCCAGGGTTAGAGTTTGACATTAAGAAGAATGAATATCACAGATTAATTAAAGGCGAATCTGATTTAAAGATTAAGATAACCAGATTGTTATAAATAAACATAGAACATATAAATAATAGGAGTCCATCATGGATTGGAAAGCAATTATAGAAAGTAAGATTGAATCTCAGGTAATGTCCCGTCTAAAGAACGAGGAAGACTCCGAGTATCAAAAGTTCTTTCAAACCGTATTGAAGAAATTTAAAGTAGATTCGCCAGCCGAACTTGACGATGCAGGAAAGAAGAAATTCTTTGACTATATCGACGCAAACTGGGAAGGCGAAGATGAAAAGGCCGAAGAAGTAAAGGTCGGCGAATAATAACAATAATAATAAATTCGAAGGAGAATTAACATGGCACAATGGGGAAAAACAGATACTGCTGCAGACGCACCCAAGTATCTAGAAGCAGACGCTAATAATACTAACAAGTCACATGATGCTGATAACGCAGTTTTTGTTGACTTAACAGAAGCAGGTATTGCAGCGAACAGAGCGAAGGGTCTTAAAACACCTGGTTGGAACTTGTATCATACGTACGATGATCAAAATGGCGTAACACGTCATAAAGTAGAATCATTAGTACCTATGAAAGTTACAGCAGTTGTTGCTGGTGACTTAGGTATTACTGGTGATACCGCTGTTGAAGATGCTATCGTAGCTGACGCATAAATTAACTAAATAATTATTATATTATGAATTTGACAGAGTCAACCTTTCTACTTTATGCTATGAAACACTATGACAATCCTCAGTGTACTGAGATGTCAGAGTTCGAAGAAGATATTAAGAGATTTCAGTATCTCCGTAAACTCTTTAGTAGATATAGACAAGATAACGAGTTGAAGGAAAGGTTGATTTTGAACCATCTCATTGTTATATACAATGTGTTTGGTATGCAGGCAACGAATATGCTTTTCATGCGATTACATGAATACCACGAATACTTAAAACCATTCGTGGAGTATTTGAACTTTATGCCTGAACTGTTAGTATACGACGACAATGCGCTGTCTCAACATTCGATCACAACTGATTTGTTTATTGAAAACAGACTAAAGGAAATTTAAATGGTAGTAGATCTATTTTTAGTATACTCGTTCATTCGAAAGTTGGTAACACCTTTTGAAAAGTGGGCTGCGTATAAACTGGACATTATTGACGATAAAGGTACAATCCTTAAGTCACGTAAAGATTTTACTACATTAGAACAAAGAAAAGCCTTTGGTGTATTTGACCAAATGGTACTGAACATGAAAAAGCTACTGGGCAAACTCCCCGGTGGTCAAACAAAACTTGCTTCTTACGCTGCAGCCCTTTGGTTGATACGCGAAGAGCAACGTCTCGACGCAACTAACCTTATTACAGAATCTGCTATTGAGGAAGACATTGAGTCAGCCTTGCAGCGGTTTGTTTCTGAGAACGGTACAATAATTGCAGAGGCAGCAAAGAAAGATATAGATGAAGAACCAGCAAACTCAGTAGGTGGTGGTGCCATAGCAGGTTTGGGTATAGGTCCTGACGGAGAGCCGGGGGTATCTAAAAAGAATCAAAAGAAACACAAGAAACGTATTCGCGATATCATGGGTACTGTTGCTATTAAAGAAGACGCTGTTGCTTCCGCTCGATTAAAAGCAAATCAAGCCGAAGAATCTGAACGTCTAAAAGATGAGCAGGAAAAGGCGAAAGAAAAATTAAAATTAAAACATGATGCTGAAGTTGAAAGGCAAAAAGGTATTGACGAGGTTGAGAAACAGCGCGAAGCCCAACAGAAGCAACGTGATAAAGAGTAGGATAAGTAAATGCCTACATATGACAAAGTTTTAGAATTGGTTGAAGTATTGAGAATTGATACTGATAATACAATTAAGAAAGTAACAATAAGTGTTAAAACTTATAATGAAACTGTTGGATCTTCTGTATTTTCTAAACAGCCTATGATTGCTGTATTAAGTGCCGAAGATTATGCCAACAGCGAAGTAACAAAAGTTACAACAGCAAACACTGCGTTTGATATTACATTATGGGGATATGAATATGCCGGTGGTGATAATTACTACGTAAATAATATTCAAGATTTTGCAGAAAGTCAAGTGGAGTCCTTATTACAATTCCAAGGAACAACTTCAATTGACATTTCCACATTATCATAGAGAGGAAAAGAAATGTTTTTTAAAGATACGAAATTAGACCGTGACGCGGTATTTGAACAGTTAAAGATTGATGAGGGTGTTGTGTATGAAGTCTATAAAGACCATCTTGGGTACCCTACGTTCGGAGTGGGACATCTTGTATTGGACTCGGATCCGGAATACGGCGCTGAGGTTGGATTCCCCATATCTGAAGAGAGAGTCAAAGAATGTTTCGATCATGATCTCGAACTTGCAGTCAGCGAATGTGACCATCTATACGAAGACGGCGTCTTTAGAGACTTACCGGACGAAGTCCAACAGATCTTGGTTAATATGATGTTTAACATGGGTCGTACTCGTTTAAGCAAGTTTAAGAAAATGCATGCCGCAATTATCGAAGGTGATTGGGCAGAAGCCGCTGTTGAAGGTAGAGATTCTCAATGGCACAAACAAGTTACTAACAGAGCCGAGCGTTTGATGGTTCGACTAGAATCTGTATAAATACAATTACAATATATAACATGGAGAACTATTATGCCAGTAAATGACATTATCAACCACGCAATGGATAACAATCCGTTAAAATTAAAAGCTGCATTTGACGATGAGATGACAGGTCGTATTCGCACTGCGTTAAATCAGAAGTACAACGATATGACTGCTGAAGCGCCTGCCGTTACAGATATCGAATCGGCAATGAACGCTGAACCTGATCATACAAGAAATGAATCAGTAGAGGAAGTTGTTACAGAGTCTGTAGAAGACTAATGTTCAACCAACTGTTCATTGGAATTATATTGGTTCTCAGTTTAGGTGGCTATTGGCTCTATTCTGAGAATCAAACCCTCAAGGCAAATTCCATTAAACTTGAAACGGCAATGGCAGAACAAAAAGCTGCTATTGCTGCTATACAAGAATCACACGAAAAGCAAGCTACATCTCTACTTCACATGACTCGAGCTAATCAACAGATTGAAGCTGAGAGAGATCAGTATCTTGCCGTCTTTCAAAGACATAACGTAAATAAACTCGCTGTTGCTAAACCTGGGCTTATAGAGAACTCGTTTAATAACGGAACAGCAAAAGTATTCGAGGATATCGAGAATGATAGTAAAACCATTTCTGATCTCAGCAGCCCTACTATTTCTAAGTAGTTGCTCACTCCTGGGTACAAAACAAATTGAAATAATCTCTAAACCGGCTGAAATAAAAATCATTCAGCCAATCCTCCCGCGGCCTATTGATCTAAGTAACCCTAAGTGGTATGTCGTATCTGAAGCTGTTATAGCTAATCCTTGTAAAAAGGTAGAAGATAAAAGACCTAAAATCTGTTCCCTTCAGGAACGCGAGAATCCTGACTGGACTATTGGTTATACTTACCTTGATAGATTTATAGCAGACATGAAAAAGCTGAACAACGGCGATGTAGTGTTCACAGCAATGACTATTGGTGATTATGAACTCATGGCTTCCAATACTCAAGAACTGCGTAGATATATTCGCGAACTTGGCGAAGTAATTGTTTATTATAGATCAGTAACAATCAAAGAAGATAAACCTACTACAACAGTCGACTAAAAGACTATGTTGTTTATTAGATTCGATATATCTATTATAACACTAAATTAGAAGTCTGTCAATAGATTTCTTAAATTAATTTCATATACTTACAAATCATTCCTAATATAAAGAATTCAGTGCAAAGGGTACTTATAAATAATCTATTGACATAACATATCTATTGTGTTATAATAACTACTATTGACGACCACTACAAGGATTAGCAAATGAGTAAAGAAATGGATTGGTGGCTCTGTGAGCCGTGCGAGTCAATAACTACGACAAAGAGATACCGTTATGCCTGAAGATTTAAACGTTGTAAAGACTGACGTCGCATTAATCAAAAAAGATATAAAACAGATCGGTCGATTCTTCGACAAGGTCGATAGTGCAGTAGACGCAATGGCAGGTATTGAACAGGCCTTAGCAGTTCAACATCAGATCATCACAAACTTCAATGATAAGCTTGATGCAGTTGAATCTCGCGTCGAAGAGAATAAAAGACTCGACGAACAACGTTCTGCTGTATTAGGCGATAGAATGGAAGTATATCGTCAGTCGTCAAAAGAAGATCATCAACGTATACATGACCAGAATCAAGTTCATCGCAAAGAACGTAACGATGAAATCATAAAAGAGTTAAAAAATATTGATGGCAAGGTTGATAAACGTCTTACGGTAATAGAAACAAAGTTAGCCGCTGTTGAGAGGTGGAAGTATTACATGATGGGTATATCTGCTGCTATTATCTTCATCATATCAAAATTGGATTTAAAATCAATTATTGGTTGACATCCTAGTCTTTTTGTGTTATAATGGTACTATAAATATATAATTGAGATTTATTATGATTGACTTTGTGGATATACAGTATGCTCAGCATTTATCAGGGAGACTTGATAGATTTCGTATAAGGCATACTAATCCTTACAAGATAAACTTTCGTTGCCCGCTATGTGGCGATTCCCAAAAGAATAGATCTAAAGCTCGAGGCTGGTTGCTCGAACGCGATAATAATCTATTCTTTTATTGTCACAACTGTGGCGAGAGTCATAACTTTGGAAACTTTCTTAAACAAATTGATCCAATGGCTTATAATAATTATGTCGCTGATAAATTTGTTGGAAATGCTAATACGACCCCAAAGGCCGCTGTATCAACACTCGAGAGTACTAAATTTGAGCAACCAAAGTTTGCGACTGGAAGTCCGCTAAAAAAATTAAAAAAAATCAGCCAGCTTAATCATGATCACAGTGTAAAGAAATATATAGATAAAAGGTCTATTCCTTCAAAGCATCATTATAGAATGTATTACGCTCCACAATTTATGGCGTGGATTAATACTATTGTTCCAAACAAATTTGAGAACATCAAAAAAGATGAACCAAGGTTAGTAATTCCTTTTTTAGATTCAGACGGTAAAGTATTTGGTGTATCGGCTAGGAGTATGGATCCTGATGCCTATCTACGATATATCACAATAATGTTTGATGAAGTACCAAAGATCTTTGGATTGGACAAAGTAGTCTTTAACGAAAAGTATTATGTAGTTGAAGGCGCATTGGATAGTATGTTTTTATCTAATGCAGTTGCTATGGCCGGTGCAGATGGTGGAACTGCCGCGCTTCGATGCGTGGAAAATGCAGTCTTTGTCTTTGACGCAGAACCTCGTAATCGAGAGATTCATAAGCGCATGGAAAAGATTATTGATGCAGGTCATAGCATTGTAATATGGCCGCACGATATCCCAGGGAAGGATATTAATGAAATGGTTCTCAGCGGCAAGATTAGTTGTGTTGAGAGTTTAATGAGAACAATTACCTATAAAGGGTTAGACGCCAAAATGAAATTTCAACAGTGGAGAAGGACATAGAATATGAAAGTAAAGTTGTTAAGTTATAGTCAAGCACCAACACTCGCACTTGCTAAAGACCCAAGCCTTCTAGGTTTAGTCGC